TACCGCTTCTGTACCACCGATGGTCTCAGTGCCGTTGAATACATTTGTGATTGTAAACGTATTAGCGTCTGTCACACCAGAAACTGTATAGTTACCTGCTGTGAAATCTGCTGTGTTGGTGACGGTAATTGGAGCACCTTCATACAGACCGTGATCAATAGCGGTAACAGTTGTAGTTGTACCGTTACCAGATAGTGCTGTGATTAGCAAGCCAGTAAATGCATTATCATCTGTAGTATTGATGTTCAGGTCGTTTCCGTTAGTAACAGGGAAACGATACACAATGGTTGTCATTGTAGTAACACCGATGTCGCCTAGAGCAGCGTCTGCGTATGTTTTACCACGTGTACGAACGTAGATAGAGAAGTAACCTGATCTATCAGTTGCTAGTCTTACTGTTCCGGAATCAACACCACTTGCTGCGAGTGTAGTTTCTTCAAATGTAAGCGCATTCGCACCAACAGTTGCAACTGTTACTGTCACATCGTTAGTACCAGAAGCAGTACCCGAGAACGTGATAACATCGCCGACCTGGAAAACGCTTAGGTTTGTTGTAGTTGAAGCAATCGAACTTGTGCTATCAAAGTTAATATCGTTCGTGCCAGTAGCAGACATAAGAATTGGAGTAGCTTCGTTAACCTGTCCAGTAAATGTCGTATTAACAGTAGAAGCTGTAAATGCGTCGTCTTGTGTGTAGTAGGGTTGGTCTGTGTCGCCTAGTGTACCCAGAGTAATAATACCTGAGTATCTACGATTAGTAATACCAGCAGCACTTACTTCTGCCCAACCAGCAGTACGAATTTTCTTACGGGTATCATCAGCAATAGGCGCCCAACCGTTTTGAAATTCGAACTGTTCGTTCGTAATTGATAGCATTGGGAATGCATACTTTGTGATTGAAGGAACTTCTTTCCAACGCTCTTTGAAGAACGAGTAAAGTGCCTGACCAGTCACACCAGTACCAGCAACAGATAGATTACCTGCTTGATTTAGTGTGAATGTTGAATTGACAACATCTACTGTAATTTCTGGTGTGAAATATACGTCATTAGCAGCAACATCGTCTACAATTACTTGACCAGTACCAGCAGCGTTTTGTGCTCCTAGTGATGTAGCAATTGTAAATGTCGTACCTGTTACGTCAACGTCAGTCGCCGTAACTGTCGCACTTTGTGCAGCAACAGTAGCGTTATATCCAGCTGTGCTACAATTACTGATTACGACTTCGTCACCTACGCTAATGCCGTGTGCTGCGGCTGTCGTAAACGTGGTGCTTGTTGAACCATTGTCGTTGATATTAGAAATCTGAATTAACAGATCATCTAAGTCAATGATATTAGGCTGAATTGATGCCATTTTTCTTTCTCCTAGTTTTTATTTTTATTGTTATGGAGTACAATACTTCTTATTCTATTTATAAAAATCACTAGTCGGGATCATTGTAGTTTCTATCAATCGTCTGAGTAACAGGAATGGATTGATCCGTAATTGACAAGTCAGGAAGACTCGACAATCTTATATGTTGATAGTTCAAATTCATAATAACGACGAAAATCGGCACAGGAGTATTAGCAAAATCGTCAACAAAGTTGTAATTGAATCTGAAAGTATTGCTATCTGTAGTACCGCTTATAAAGACTTCTCCGACAGAAGCATTAATAGCTGTGCCTGATCCGCCTGTCATATCTTCAACACCTGCAATTTCTGCAAATGTGTTTGAATTGTAGAGTCTTACTTCAGTTCCGTCTTTCAGACCAGTAATCTGGAAGTCTGTTGTAAGAGGTGGTGTTCGTGTGGTTCCTGTATTATCAATAAGTTCAAATGTTGTTCCGACAACATTCGTCAAGAATACACCTTGAGTACCGAAGAAACGACCACCGGCAAATGTGCCGAATGGGGCTTGTTTTACATCTGTTGCAGTGAATGTAGTAAGCGCTTCATCAGCATTTCTATATTCAAAGCCATCATCTCCATCAATTGTGATGGAGAAATCTTCAGAAGTCGCATACTTTAGATATTCATATACTTGAGCAAGAGTATTACCATTTCCATTGACTTCAACTCTGTAGTTGAAGAAGTCTGTGCCATTTAGTGATCTTGAAATTGTTCCAAAAGAACTAATCGTGACTCCATAAGCACCAACTGTAGCAGAAGCAGTTTGATTGTTTGGATCAGAAAGTGTCGAAAGAGCAACAATGTTTTGACCAGCACCCGATAAGTCTGAGAAGAAGTGGTCGTATGTATCACCATAGTCTCTTGCAAATAACCAAATAGCGCCATCTACTGCCGTTGCAGATTCGTCTGTAGACTGTATGAATGTACCGTCTTGAATCTTCACGAGAACATCGATGTTTCCGTCAGGCCACCAAGTTGTAAGTTTAGTGTCTGCTAATTCTGTCCCTTGAACAATATAGATGCCGCCGCCACTTAAAGAACCAATTGTTCTAACGTTTGACCAAAGTAGTGAGTTAGCAGCATCAGCAAACGAACCGCCATACAAGAACTTATAATCATTATCTTTTGCGCCAAATGTGTAGCCATTGATAAAATTGTACTGTGTTCTTGTGACTGATTCAAGCGGTACTGTAAATTGCATAAATGCTGTAGCAGCAAATGTGTTCATCACAGATTCATATAGGTCTTGTGACGTGTCAATCGCACTATAAGCACTGAACGGAAGTGTTGGACCAGAAGTCATTGTGATAGTCTGAGCAGTTGTGTTGATAGTCCAAGTGTTGTTTAGTGTAGGAACGGCAACCTGTTGATCATCTGTAAGGAGAGTAACCAGCTGAGACACTGAACCAGTTGCTGTACCCAAAGTAGTTTGGAATGGCTCTTTGCCAAACTGTCTTACACGAAGAGTTGTGTTATTTGATCCACTATAGCTCTGTTGTAGTATATTACCACTTGCGTCTGTTGTACCATTAAAGATTGTAATGGCACCATCATTCAACCAAACGAATGCACCAGAAACATTTACACCATCTTCATCTTTTACGTTTACGTCAATCGTTTTTGCTTGAACTTGAACTGTAATTTGACCTGTGTAGCTTGCACTGCGTCTAATACTTGGTGTTGTGATACCAGAAGGAATTGTAATTACAATATCTTGAGAAGATGTTGCATTGATATAAAGAGTTTCGTTACCAGTCGATCCGGCGGTGAAATCAGTACCTTCAATACCGAGGGAACCAGTTGCGTAACCTGTAGTAGTGTGGTCCCACGTGTATGATGCAGGAACAGCAGTTAATTCAATAGCATGGTTCGAACCATCGCTCTGGAATGTACATGTTTGAACACCTGCTAAACTATTTGCAAGAAGACTTGATGCTGCGGTACTACTGATAAAATCACAAGACGTGATAGGAGCACTTCCCTGTGTTACTTGTCCACATCTCAAGAATGCCGTTGTAGATACATCACAGTTTGTGCCAAAAGTAAATATGTCCATGTCAGCGAATGTACAGCCTTCAATCATGACTGTAGCGCCGTCATTTACAATAAACTGACCTTTAGAATTATCAAATGCAAGAGTATCAATATATCTTAGTTTATTGATTGTAATGTTTGTCAGAGAAATATCTGAGGCAGCATTATTTACTTCAATTACGTTGAAGTTAGTATAAACTTGTCTTGTATCATCAATATTGATTGTTCTGTTTTGTGCAGAGAATAATAGCGATGATGCAGTGGTTCCTAATTCTAATTTGCCTTTAAATATGAATGATCCAACCGCTCTTTGAAATAAACCCCATCTATTGGTAGTAGTATCATTTGTATCAGCAATATCGTCAAATGTACCTGCAGGAGATCCACCTGTGTATTGGATAAGACCTCTGCCCCAACGAATAGCATCAACAACAAGTGACTGACCACGAGAAGGAGCAGAAGTAACGTTAGGTAGAAATCCGAAGTTGCTATATGTAGAGGCTGCCGGTGGGCCATCTGTAAATGATGCATCTCGCAAAGGATCGATTGCTACGTTTTGCCAACCACCATAAGGATAACGCCCGTAATCAGCGCCGCCAACAGCAAACCAATCGTGGTTAGTTGTACTTGAACCGATGCCTATAAAGAATCCTGATGCTGTTCCAGGGCTGTTTTGACTAGGAGCAGTTTGCCCTACAGTTTCATTATAGTCGTTGATAGCAGATGGGAAGAAGAATAGCCACCAAAAGAAGAATACATCACCCCCATCAACAAAAGCTGCTGGGTTAGTAGCTGAATAGTTAATGCCAGATGCAGCACCTGTTTTGTTAGAAGCAATCGCTTGAGAAACACAGTTTAGACCTTGAAGATACGCTTCTTCTTCAAGAGATGGAGAGGCACCAGCAGTGTAGCTTGATAATTCAGCCCAGTTTGTAGCGCTGTCTGTGTATAAGCTTGTAAGGTCTGTTGTGGGTGTATTAGCCATCTGCTATCTTTCTATACTTTGCAAACTTGACCATAACATCTCTACGCTCTTTTTCGGCGTTTTCAAAAACTTTGACTTCATTAGTGTCGTATTTAGTAAGCACTACAGAATATCCTTGTTTATTGAAACTCTTTATCTGACCAATGCCAGCAGAGGTTATTTGTCTATTAGGTCTAATTGTTCCCACTACTAATTCATCATCTAGTTTTTCAAATATCACTCCACAGTTATCGGGTCGTAATTCAATAGGCGCATTTTCATGTTGTGTATAAGCACATTGAAAAGTTCTACAAATCAAAGGGCGCATTTCGTGTATTTTACACCCTACATTCTTTTCACAGTGATTGCACAAATCTCCAGCAGGAGAATAAATCTCTATCTGTTCAATCACATCATCTTGTAAAGGTTTGCGCGAATCAATTTTCAATAATTCACAGCATTCGGTGCATTCACCACATTCCATATCAATCAACTATCGTAAGTATATGTTTCTCTATCGTTCCAAATCTTGTCAAAGGCATCTGATCCAGCATCCCCGTCGCCAGCCCAAAGTATCTCAGTAGTACCATCTTCAAGTTCAGCAACACGCTTAATTCTCCAAACAGAATCAGACTTGATCGATCCTGGAGTTGCTTCACCGATATAAGTGTAGGAAACGTCTTCTACGACTGTTTCTGCTATTAGCTTATCATACTGCACTTCCAAGTCTGCCTTTAGTCTTTCTATGATGTCAAGAAATGATTCTGACTTAAACTTATTTATATCATTATCAAAGATAAGAATGGCGTTACCTTCAACTTCATGTCTTCTTTGAAATACTACATCATCATTATCAAGAATGCGAACTGAACCACCACCTGATGATCCAGCCATTGAAGTCATTTGTTGATTGATCATTCTCTTATAGTTTTCAAAGTCTTTTTTCAGTTTACCATAGTCTTTAACTAACTTATCATACTCTTCTACTTTTTTAGAGTCTACGTCTTTACCAGGTTCTCCAGTATCACCCTTTTCACCAGTCTCACCATTTTCTCCGGTGTCACCTTTATCACCCTTGTCGCCACGTTCACCTTTAGGACCTTGTTCACCAGTCTCACCATTTTCTCCGGTGTCACCTTTATCGCCACGTTCACCTTGAGGACCTTGAGCGCCGATGTCACCCTTTTCGCCTTGAGGACCTTGAGCACCATCTAATCCTCTGTCACCCTTTTCGCCTTGAGGACCAATGGGACCGATCTCACCTTGTGCGCCGGTGTCACCTTTATCGCCGTGAGGACCTTGAGCGCCATCTAGCCCTCTGTCACCTTTATCGCCGTGAGGACCAATAGGACCGTCTACACCATCTTTTCCAGGATCACCTTTATCGCCTTTGAGTCCAGCAATTCCAGCTCTACCTCTTTCACCAGTGTCACCTTTGTCACCTTTATCGCCCTTGTCGCCTTTTTCACCACGAGGACCTGTTGGACCAGTTTCACCTTGAGGACCTATAGAGCCTGGATAACCCATTTCTCCGATGTCACCCTTTTGACCCAGATCACCTTTATCGCCCTTGCCGCCTTTTTCACCACGAGGACCTTGTTCAACGTTTTCTTTTAGGTGTTTTGTAAGTTTCTTACTGAATGTTTTTTCAAATAGGCTAAGTGCAGCCTTTAGAATCTTTGCCTTGTCAACTTCATTCATTATCATCCTCTACGTCATCTGTTACAAGTCTATTTATAGTTTCTGAGAAAGATTCGATTAGCTTTCTGTCTTCATCTGACAAGGTGCGCTCCTCTTCAATCTCCACTGGATATTCTTGTATCACTTTATCGCTTGTCTTAACTTCATTGTACATATCTTCTTCATCTTCAGAAGGTTCTTCTTCAGATTCCTTTTCAATCTCGTCTTTCATATCTTCAATTTCATCATCTGTCATCTGAAGAATGTTTTTACGAACCCATTTTTTCGAATAATATGTACCAGTGTACTCTTCAACATCTCTTAATATCTGCAATCTGTTTTGCAATATTTCAGCTTGCTTCAACTCTTCGAAATGATTATCGAGCATAAAGTCGTATCGAATTGTATTTTGAATTTTATCCCAATCCTCTGGAGTGATAATACCCTTGAGAATGAGTTGCTTTTCAAGTATTTTGTCAAAAAGAATAGAAAATCTTGCTCTAAGTCTGCGAATGAATTTAGAAAACTTTACTTCGTCTCTACTGATCTCTGATGAACGACCAAGTGCAAATCCTGTGTCTTGCTCAAGTCTTGATACGGGAACATTCAATGCTTTGTAAAGTCTCTTCTGGAAATACACGATGTCTTCCATTTCACCTAGATTTTGACCACCTGGCAGCGTAGTAATCTCAGTACCTTTGCCACCTTCGCGTCTTGGCAACCAGAAGTCGTCTGTCATTGACATATGTTTACGATCATCGCGAACTTCTCCGCTGTTCGCATCATATACAAGACGATTCTTGTGCTTCGTCATCATGTCACGTAGATATTGCTCAGCTTTCGCTTTAGGTAAGTTACCAACGTCAATATAAAATACACGGCGCTCTGGTGCTCTTGATATGCGATACACAACAGACGCATCTTCCATCATGCGAAGTTGATTTAGTGGTTTGATTGCTTTGTGTAAGTGTGATAGAACAACAGTATTCTTCTCGTTTAGTAAGCCGGAGCTACAGTTTACGATAGAGTCAACGGAAATTCTAAGACCACTAATACCACCTTGAAAGTCTGCGACAGTTGTTGACGTTTTACTCTTGCTATCGTTTAGGAATCCATTTTCAACGTATATGTAGTATTCATTTTTGATTCTATTAACATATGATGTGTTTGGACCTTCGCCGATCTTTACCTTTTCATACTCACGAATTTTTCTGATTTTTCTTGGATCAACATATCTCAACTCGCGCACTCCGTCGCGAGGATTTTTTTCATCGATTACCACATGATAGTTCAATCTACCATCGACATACCATTTTTGAAAAATGTCATAACCATAGTTTGAGAAGTCGAGCATTCTTAGAATGTTGTCGAACTCGTCTCGTATTTTCTTTTTTGTACCGTCTGATATGTTAGGAATATCGTCGGTAACACACGTCACAGGCGCTTCATCATATGTGATATTGATTGCTTCATTCACAACATCATCGACTGCCATTTGAACTTCTGGTTGTTGTAGCATGTCGCGATATTTTTGAACAATCTCTGCTTCTGATTTTGCAACGCCGTCCAAATCTATGATGCTACTCATCGTACCACCAGAGCCTGGTACGTTTGTTGTTACAGACACAGATCCATCGCCTTCGTTTGGTTGAACAAACGAAACGACTTTATTCTTATTTAATTCATCTTCTTTGCGCTTTATCTCAAAACCAAATAGCTGCAATGCCATGTACCATAATCCTTTAAAGTTGATAGAAGGGGCAACTTTAATCGCCCCTTCTTATATAGCATTACTCTTGAGTTGCCGCTCCGCCTGTGATTCCACCAGATACGTTCCAATAGTCGTATTGGAATGTAACAGTGAATTCTTCAATAGCGTCAACAGTTTCCCAAGACATTTCAATTGGTGCAACATTAGTCGGGAACAGTCCTACAAAGGAATATTCGCGAAGGGCTACGCCAGTTTTGGAATACTGAGTAATTTGAGCCTGCGATTTATATTGCAACGGAGAAGCGTTGCCTAGATTGCGAATGTTACCCTCATGTGAGTTTATAGATGCCATCCATTCTTCCATCGCATTGCGAATGAGAAAGTCTTCATCGTTGATAACTGTGACAGTCCACTCTTCGAATGTTCTATCACCAGCAATTTTAATTTTACGCCCGAAGTATGGAACCTCGATCATACCAAGCGTTGAGCCTGGAAGTTGAGCAGCTTTCACCATGAATGGTGTCTTTAGATCGCCTGCACCGTTTACAGGGTTCTGAATTTGAACCTGAAAAAGTGATGCCTTAGCGCCTCCAAGAGTTAGCTGGCTCTTGATTTCGTTTACATTGAAAGCCATTGTTGTAACTCCTTACCTTTAATTAGAATTGACCTACGATTTCTTCGAATTCTACACCAGTTCTAACAGCAACGAAGTTCAACTGAATGAAGTTGATAGCTCGTGCTGGTTTGATGTAGATATCACCCGTGAAACGATTTGCGTCAATAACTTCTGGTGTGTTATTTGTTTCATCGCAAACAACTTTGAAGTCGAAGATACCACGGCGACCTTGAACATCACGAAGAAACGGTTCAACAAGATTCTTGAATTGTGATCTTGTAAATTCATCGTTGAATTCAAATAGTGTCGATTTTGATGCTCTTGAAATTGCTTTTTCGAGCACGATGAATAGACGACGAACGTTGATACGATCAAATGCGCTAGGTGTTCCTAGAAGCGTTTTATCTCCAAACAATACAGTACCTTGACCTGGCTGTGTGATAACTGGGTTTACACCAGCACTGTATAGTGCATCACGCTGCGCTTTATTTGGATTAAATTTCAGCTTGACAACATTTTTTACGTTACCTCTATTGTAACCTGCTGGTGAGAACCATGGGTCACGAAGTTCGTCAGTTCTTGCACAAAGACCTGCAATATCGCCATTTAGAGGAATCCAGCGATACACGTCACCGTACTTGTCGTACTGATACTTATATCCAGAGTCCATGAACGCATATGAACTACTTGGTAGAGTATTTCTAAATGCTACGATATCAGCAGAAGTATCGTCTGTCAATGCTGGTGATACGAAAACGACACAATCTTTTCTATATTCGACGATGTTATCGATGATGTATGCAGATACTGTTGCATTAGCACGACCAGTCATTATCAATGAAACATCGATATCGTCAGCATTCTTAAACAAGTCAAAGCTTGCTGCAAGCGCTGAATTCAATGAACCAGATTCGTCAGTACCGTCAACAGCGTTGATTAATCTAGAATATGTTCTAAATGGTGTAGTACCGGTCGTTCTGATATAGTTTGAATTCTGTTCAACAAAGTCTACATAGTAGTTCGAAGATCCATCGAATCTTTTCGCGCCTGGTGTAGTCGATATGTTATCGAAAGCTTCAAGAACTGTTCCTGCAACTCCAGTGAATTCGCCACCAGCATCGACTACAACAACGTGAATGTTGTTTTCGCTTGTAGGAGCAGAACCGATTACAGTTGCACCACGCCAAATTCTATTTACTGTGTAAGTTGAGCTTGGTGTTGCTGAGCCTACGCTATTTAGACCTGTGTATCTTGTTGTGAACGAAATATCGTCACCTTCGATTTCAGAAATTTCAAGTCGTGTACCATCTTCTAATTCGATGATATCACCTTGAGCTACACCGGGTTCACCCGCACCTGAGTCGAAAGATGCTTTCGTTCTACTTACTGTGATGTCAAGAAAGAATTCGTTGATGTCAACAGAAGTTGAATATTCGTCAGCAGCACCTGTTGTTACTAGAACTTCAAGTGAGTTGCCCAATGCACCTACATGCTTTGCTTCAAAAGCTGCGCCTGCAAGAGTTGCTCTTGTTGCACTGTTGTCTGTGCGAACTACAAACAATGAATTACTATATGCTAGAAAGTTTGCTGCAGTGAAAAAGGACTCTGCGTTTGTCCATGTCGTGTTTGCGTAAGGTTTACCAAAACGCGATACTAGTGTATTCTCTGAATCGATAAGAATAGGTTCATCAACTGGTCCCCAACGAAACACACCTGCAAAAGCACCTGTAGAGGTTGCAACTGCGGGTACGACTGTCGTTAGGTCAATCTCAGAAACATTTACACCTGGGCTTACTTGGAATGCCATGTTCATTTCTCCTTTTATGATTTATAGCCGTCTTAACTATTTCTATGTTTATTTATAAAAATATGACATTGCATTATAGAATCCATGAATCGCCAGGACTAACAATTTCTATGGAATCGGATTCTAATTCATCATTCAAATTGAAGCCAAATGGTATCAAATCATCGAACATTTCCTGTTCGGATTTCATTCTTAGTTTCATCATAGTATTAATATCGGTCATATCTTTAAAGTATGTCTGGTCTGTCAGCCAAGAAAATAAAACCAGCGTCATTACCATGTCATCATGAGACCCAGATTCGGCTTCATATGATACACCCTTTCTGGAAAACGTGCTCATCTCTTTTATGGTATCAAAGTCATTGATGATCAATTGATCCTGCTCAATCAACAGCTTTAGAATATTACATCCGATTGACTTGACGGATTTCGTAGTTCGTATACCTCTATCGACATTTTTACCGAAACCTGCTGATATTCTCTTTCCAGAGCGACCAGCAGATTCAGTGAATAGCACGTTCTCATGTTCAAGATCAAAATGCAAAGTGTCAGCCACTTGTTCGCCGATATCGTTTATTTCAATAAGCGTACTCGCGTCTTCGAAGTTTTTTGCAACTCTAAATACGATTTCTGCAAAGTCGATTGGAGTTATCATATTATCTCTAAATGTACACACTTGTTTGTAAGGCATCGATGTAATATCGAAGACTGAGAAAGTCGAATAATCAAGTCCTTTACCTCTTGACACATCAACAGTCATTGTATATGTATGACCTTTTACAGGCTTCTCATACATTTTGATCTTCGCACTCTCTGCTATTGGATCACGAATGACAAGAGTTTTGAGTTTTGATCCTTCAATAAGCGTGCCTGATGAGCCGAGGAACTGACATTCGAATTCTTGTGCAAACTTTTGGTAGTCATGGTCCATCGCTTCAAGAGTTTCACGTTTCCACTCTTCATCACGACCAGGCACTTTATACCACGGAACTTCGATGAATATGTATCCATTCTTACCTTCCCTTGCACTCTCACATGTCTTATAGAAGTGATTTAGTCCGTTAGGAGTAGATGTGAACAGAATTTTTGTCGTTTTACCAGATGAGATTGTAGGAAAAACAGATGCAAAGAATTCGTCCCAGTTTTCAACAAATGCAGTCTCATCAATGTAAAGAAACGAAATCGACTTACCACGAATGGCAGAAGACGATGTAGCTGTTGCAATGATCTTACATCCGTTCTCAAGTTCAACTGTACCTTTATTCCACTCTACGACACCTTGCTGCATCCATTTTGGAAGAGATTCATATGCGATTTTGATTCTGTCGAGAATTTCACGCGCCGCATCACCTTTGTTCGCAAGCAGTGCCGCTGTCTTATATTCATTGAATAATACGTAATGCAGAATGATTGCAACAGCAGTTGTTGTTTTACCAGCCTGTCGAGACGTATTTACAGTTACGCGACGATTGAATGTGATTGCTTCAGCAATCTCTTTTTGATAATCGTACAGTCTAATTGGAATAAGACCGTGATCAACGTGAACAATTTTGATGTATTTTTCAGCAAAGTATATTGGGTCTTCAGCGCACTTCAACCATTCTTTAATCATATCAGGGGTAAAAGATATCTGTGATCCTTTACCCTTAATATTTTGATTTCCATTATACCCACGAGTATCTATATTCAAAATTTCACCCAATGTTCAAAAGATACGTTATCCGTCATCTTTCAAATCTTTCAACATTTTTTGCAACTCTGATGTTGAGCCAACAAATAGATTATTGTTTGTTACACTCTTGTGGTCTTGTTCTTCAGGTGCTTTTGATTTCTTGCGATCTTCGTTCATCTTTACGAGGTCTTTGTTTGCGTCAACAAGAGTTTTCATAAGAGTAGAGACGACTTCGTAAGCTCTAGGGTGTTCAGATGCTTGTGCAACATCTAACATTTGCTCTAGTGCTTTCGTTCCAGTTTCGATTACTGAATAGAAGTTTTCTCTCGCATATTTGTAGTCATTGTCGCTGTTGTCTTCTTCAGCCTTGACTTCTTTCGGCGAGTTATCATACTCTACTATTTCACCATCTAATGCAGGCTTGCTCATAGGATCAAGCCCTAGAGATTCGCCTATAATATCATCAGCCATTTAAATCCTCAATTTTAACAATATATCCCCAATCATCATCTGGATTTATATCTGCATATGGTATAGTTTCATTTATATCAGTTGTCGGTTCACCGTTTGAAGTTAATCCAGGTTGCACCGTCACTGTTTGACCTTGCGCATCTGGGTCAATGCTATTGAATACATTTGCTTCACTGAACTTGATTATCTTGACAT